CTTGAGCAAGCAGCATTGCCATCTGTTATGACAGGTGCATTAACTGGTGCGTTTGCTGTGTTTCTAGGAAGTGGAAAAAAAGAATGAGTATAGTTGCAAATCTAATTGGTCCTGTTACTGGTCTGCTTGATAAGTTTGTGGAAGATAAAGATCAGAAAGCAAAGCTTGCACATGAGTTAGCAACAATGGCTGATACTCATGCGCAGCAGTTGGCTCTTGCTCAGGTGCAGGTGAACTTAGCAGAAGCACAATCTGGTTCTGTGTTTAAAGGTGGGTGGCGACCTTTTGTTGGGTGGGTATGTGGCATTGCACTGCTGTATCATTTTATTTTAACTCCTTGTATCTTGTTTGGTGTAGCTTTGTTGGGTATAGATATACCACCACTACCTGCTTTTGACATGAGCAGTTTGTTAACTGTATTGATGGGTATGCTTGGGTTAGGTGGGTTAAGAACATTTGAAAAGACTAAGGGAGTGAGCAAATGAATATAAATAAATTAAGACGACAGCTTGAGATTGATGAAGGTGTTAAGTACGAAGTGTACCTAGATCATTTAAATAAAAAAACGTTTGGTATAGGTCATTTAGTGTTGGATAAAGACCCAGAATCTAAGATGGAAGTAGGTGATCCTGTATCTGAGAGAAGAGTAGAAGAAGCATTTAATAAAGATGTTCAATCTGTGATTGATGATTGTCAAAGATTATATTCTAATTTCAATGCTATGCCAGAAGAGTGTAAACAAATTACAGCAAACATGATGTTTAATATGGGCTTGCCAAAAATGAAAGCGTTCAAGAAAATGAATGCAGCTATAGAAGATGAGGATTATTTAAAAGCTTCAGAAGAAATGGTTGATAGTAAATGGTATCGTACTGTACCTAACAGGGCTGATCGTCTTGTTCAAAGAATGAAGATGGTTAGCTAGAGATATTTCCTCCCAATCTCTAGAAAACTAACCACCGACTTGAGCTTTGGGTTGCTCCGTCGGTGGTTTTTTTTGTTTAAAGAATGTGAATGAACTAATTGGAATTAATCCTATTGCTTCAACATCAGTTGGATCAGTTCTTTTTCCCCAATATTGTTCACTAAATTCCATTTTAAATTTTTGATTTAAATTTACATAGCCAATTCTATCAGACCAAGAAACAGCAAACAAACATGGTATATTAAACAAATCAGTAAGAGATTTTGCAGTAAGTAGTTTACCTGCATTGATATAACAATCTGGATATTTATCATGTGGTATTTTTCTTTCACGCATTTCAACATATGCTTTAATCTCTTTACCTTTTAAAGCAACGAAATCAAACTGTGCATATTTACGTTGACGTTGCATTGTACAGTTCCATTGTTTCGCAAGAAAGTCTGCAAGTGTTTGTTCGTTATCAAAATTTTCTTTTGTTTCATGACATACAAACATTTGTTTTCCTAGAAAAAGAACGAGGGTTGCCACAACAAAACAACCCCCGCCCAAGTTGAGGCGTAAAGATTAGCGTTTGGAGAACACTCTCAGCCTCGCTAAAACGGTATCTCATCTTCCATTTCTTTACCAGTAGATTCTTCTTGTTCATTATTAGAAGCTTGATGTCCACCAGAGTTTTGTTTTTCTGAGATACTTATACTTAGATAATTGTTACCTGTATTTTCCTGTTGTCTTTTCCAAGCAGCAATTTTCATTTCTTCTTTTAAATGATCTTGAATTGTACCTGAGTAATTAGGCGCTCTTTCATTATCACTTTCATTTTCAAACATTATACCTAGCTCTTGATACACACGCATAACTCTTTTACCTCCTTGCGTTGTACCTGCAATATAAACACATTGCTTTTCTATGCCTTCGATATTCAGCTTGCCAGATAGAACAAACTTCTGATCTGGAAAGGGTGCAAATGCAGCACCCTTGTTTGTGTTGTCGTAATCACTCATTAGAAATCTCCTTCTGTTTGAGTTTTTTCTTTGGTTGGTATTGGTAAATTTTTGCGTGGTGTCTTTGATGCTTCATTACCATCATCATCTTCTGGTGCTATACCTGCCATTTGTAATGCACCATACCTACGAGCGTAGGTAATTGCTGAACCTAAACCTTGCATGGTTTGTTTCTCTATGACTAAATGTACTCTTGATGTAAATGATTCACCTGTTACATGAGTGAGTATTGTATCTACATATTCACCACCTTCATCACGACCAGATGGTTGTGTAAGTATAAACCCATTTTCATTAAATGGTTTTAAACAAGCTTCAAGTACATTACCTAAGTCTGCATATTGACTTCTGAAATGTGGGTTGGTTGCATTCTTTAATGCTTTACCCATTTCTGTTTGCGCCTTGACATAACAGTCAAGTGCTGATTGTTTCTCTGCTTTGGTTGCCATCTTTAGTTCTCCTTTTGTGATGGTGTTATTCTTAAAGAGCCACGCTTATCCCTCTTGATAGTAATTACAGGTGAGTAAACCTCGCTCTCGTTTGGTGCTACCAATTCTTTAAGCATCTTACCATATGCTTGATGTGACTTGGCATCTTTCATAGTATCCATATAATCATGTGCGATACTAATGAACTGGTTGTCGGCACTTGCATCTCTGCGTACCATGTCATTGATTAATATTTTATCTGTGTTTGCAGCAGGTGGTACACCATCTGTAGGTGCAGTATCATCTTCTACACAGGTCCAGAATGCTCTGATTGCTTCGTTCATATGATGTACATACTCTTCATCATAAGATACTTTTCTGTAATCCCATGTGCTGTTACCAAAGATACAGGATAAGTAACATTCTTTTACGCCAGATATGTGCATATAAAATTGTAGCTGTGGCATATAACGAGCAATCTGTTCTTTCATATTGGTAAAAGCATTAGTGTGTTTGCATTCTAAAATTGATTTTTGCAAAGCATCTAATGGTAATGTATTACCAGAACTATTAGTAAATTGTTCTTGATTAGGAACAACAATAGCATCAACTGTTCCTTTATATGGGACATCATTCCAAATAAGCTGAAAGGTTTCACCATTCTTTCTCATTGGTAGCATATTTGTAGATTTACAAAACCAATCAATATGAAATGATTCTGTATGTGTACCTAGCTGTACTGCTAGATTGTTAGACAAATCTTCTGGTTCTTTGCGACCTGTTTTCTCAGCCCAAAGGTCATACCAATTACCTGTCATGATTCTTGTGGCATCACTGCCACCGATAAAGCCTAATCTATTCATAAGTGTTCTCCTTCTCCATAGAATAGCGGAATGTTTGGTCGTGGTAAAGGTTTATTTTCAATATAATTAAATTGTTTAAAGCATGGTTCAGCACCATACTCTATATTCTCAGCTGTATAAATTATCTCTGCATATCTTTCGCATTGCTCAAGCGTTCCAAAGTTCATGACCAATAACAAACCATATGTAACAACTTCCATTATTTATTATTTCCCTCCCATACTTTAACGATTGCAATCATTGTACTAATATCATGCTGTACTTCTAAGTGAGGATGAGTACCTTCTGCATACATTATTAGTCCTTCTCTTAAGTAGCTAGGCATTGCTCTAAGATCAGTTTCTGTTAATTTAATTTCCATTAGGATAACCTTTCTGTTTCTCTATCTAATGCTAATAAGATTTGTTTGCGTGATTCATATCGCCATAAAATATGTTTATAGAATACAGAATAACTAGGAAAATATCGTTCTGTTTTCTGCACTTCATCAATAGCTTTGAGTACAATATCAGCAGGATAATTCTGTAGTTGTGTAGCTGTACTATTGATTCTTACTTCTAAGTCCTCTGGGCTATCTCCAAACTGCCTCTGTACGAGCGTAGAAAGCATCAGGAGACGTTGTTTAATGTCTTGGATAGGCAACCCTACCATCGTCATAAAAACTTTAGTGTATGCCTCGTTTAAATTATCACGATCTTTGCAGGTAATTGTACACCTAGCTATGCTTCCAATGCTACCAATCTTAGGTCGTACTTCAATGTCTGATTCTGTTAGCGATCTTATGGAAGTAAGAAGATCCCTTTGTGTTTGATCTGGGTTGGTTCGCTTGACCAGATAAGCCTGTGCTTTTTTGATTTGATTCGTATCTAACCTTGTGCCTAATCCAAGTTCTGAAAGCTGCATCGAAGATGGCAAGGAGTGAGCCGTTGGCTTGGTGGTAATCAATGAACTTATCTGTTTCATCTGCGTAATCCATTTCTCCATAGATATCGTACAGCTTATCTAGTGTTTGTTGTTTGGGTTGATAGTCATCTGGTACTGGATAGCGTGGTAATTCTTTACGCTTTGCCATGTTGTTTCTCCTGTGCTTTCGTCAAGGCTTGCTCAGTTTGTTTATGTAATGTTATCTCAGGTTCACCTTCATAGTCAGAAACATCATAAAAATAAGAATTCATTGCTTGCATTACATGGGAGTATTGATCCTCAGTAAGTTTAACTGTGTAGTATTTAGTCATGTGTGTTCTCCTTCTTTTTTTTAATCTTATTTTTTTTGCGTGAACATTGTCGTTCAAACCATTCGTCATACCCTAGTTCTCTTCTTTCAAGTTCCTGTTTACTGCGTTCCAGAGGATATTGGTTTGGTTTATTTAGGTGGTTCAACCATTCATCAGCGTTAACTTCTAAAATTGATGTCCCACCAATGAATCCTAGAAATTCTTTTTGATTAAGTTTTTTATGAACTGCTCTTTTAATAGGTTTTAAATTAAATTCATCTTCATCAAACATTTTATTTACTTTCTAAAAATTTTTCAAAAGATTCTTGTGTAAAT